AACCAATTGAATTTGTTAAATGTAATATTGATGATTATTTTTTTTCATCTATTAATAAAAACTTATATTTAATTTATACAACATCAGATAATTATCTTCAAGATCTATTTAATCATGGATTTTGTTGTGAAGATATTACTTCATACTCAACTGATCTCGATGGTATATCTAATCAAGACATATATGAACATCTTGAAGAAGAAAAACTTCTTCATGGTCCTATTATTATAGGTTCATTAAGTCCTCCTAAACGAAATATTGTAGATAGACTAGAAATCAAGTTAGAAAGATTTAAAGTTAATGTACAAGATACTCAGCGACAATTTAAATATCTTCTTAAAGATGTCTCTACTGAAGTTAATTCTTCTCTCCATGTTGTTAAATGTAAAGCTAAGGATAATTTTCAAGTTTTTCTTGATGATATAGATGATATTAAAAAATCATTATATGATGTTATAAAACAGACTTCTATTGATGGAAGCATGTATTTTATTGAATATATAAATTCTGCAATATATTCTATTTATCAAATCATAAGACACAGAAATAAGGCTGAATTAGTTTGGTCTCTTACTGTATTTATGAGTAATTCCTTTCCAGGATTTTCTCAAACTGTACATGACAATATCGCTATGTACATTAAAAGTTTTGTTAGCCAAATATCTGAATCTAAGAAAGTTAAAAGCGAAGGTTTTGTTGTTGATGAAACCTTCTCTCCCAAGAAAATGTTTGAAATGGTTATTTCTAGCCAAGTCGTTAGATCAACTAGAAATTTCATTTTAAGTATGGTAGGTTTACGTTTTTTTTCTTTAGAAACTTCTAATAAATTTACCAAATTATTAGGTGAAGCCAAATCTACTAACGTTTTGGATTTCACTTATTCCATGGTTGAAATGACTGAAGCTTTCTTTAGATTTGGGCACACCCTTTATTTAACGAAATCTATTACTAGTGCTTGGTTAGATAAAGATCTCATCGCCCAATACATTGACGAGACAACTGATTTAACTCTTTCATACAAAAGTGTTTATATTGGCAATGATATGAATTTCACTGATACTATCGCTTCTGACAGAATCAGCGCTACTGAATTTTTATCAAAGGCTGACGTCTACATTAAGAAAGGTGATACCATTACCAAATCTATGAAAGTTAACATACCTTTCAAAGCTCGATTGACTGAATTACGTGTTATGCGTAGATCAATTATGCTAGAAATGCAATCTAAAAGAAGAATGGCCCCTATGGGTATCGTTCTTCACGGTGATCCTGGTATTGGAAAATCATCAATTCTTGAAAATATTTTTAAAGTACATTGTAAATCAGCTGGTAGAATTTATTCTACTGACGTTGTTTATAATCGCGCTCCTAAATCTAAATATTGGACAGGATACGATCCCATCATTCAACCCATCATTCATATACCAGAAGTTGGTTCTATTTCTAATCTATTAGCACAAAAAGGTGATGAGACAATAGATGAATTATTAATGTTAATTGATAATTCTCCCTATTGCCCTGATCAAGCTGCTATTGAGGATAAAGGTGTTAATTATGCCATGCCTGAATTAGTTGTAATAGATACCAATAATCCGGAAATGAATTTAAGTACAATTATGTCTGCTCCTGCAGCCATACGTAGAAGATTCCTTTATATTGAAACTCAAGTTAAACAAGAATATAGAAAAGCCGGTGGTGTGTCTCTAGATACAGCTAAGCTTAAAACCTTAGATCTTGAACATAAGATGGATTTATGGGATTTTCGTATTTATGAACAAGTACCACAAGAAGGTAATGTTAAATCTACAAAAGTTTACTATGAACACAATAATCCTGATATACTAGATAAAGAAGTTTTCGATATGTTTGGTTTATGTGCTCAATTAACTGAGTCTTATAAACAACACAAAGAAGCTCAAAGAAAATTTATGGAAGCAACTTCTGAAGATGTCTCTAAATATTTAGAACCGAAAATCAGTTCTGTTAAAGCAGAAGCTGATTTATTCGAAATATATACACCGAATTATATCTTTCTCAACGTTTTGTATATATCTTATATATGTTTTTGGTTCTACCTTTGTACTAAATCATATATTTTTGCATTTTGTTCTTTTATTATACATATTTTAGTTGTTCTTATATGGTTTTTAGCCATATATACAAGACGAACTGAAAGGGATGTTAAAGAATCTAGGCGTACATTATTTGCTTTAAGTGAAACTATAAGATTATATCATACAATAAGTTATAGCAATTTTTTAAATAATATATACAATTTAACTTATAATGCATCATTGTTTTCATTTTTATTTATTAAGACATTTATTTATAAAGATGAAAGATATACACTACAAAAATGGAAAGTATTTTCTCGCAAAATTTTTTCTAGTTCACCACCTATATTATTATTTTTTACTCTAGTTGCTGCATCTACTAAAATAGCTCTCAAAACTTATAAAGTTGTCAACAATATAAATTCTGAAGGAAATATATCAACTACTGGTAAATTTACTGATGAAAATGTTGATGATTACGTTTTAGTTAACGAGAAACAGTCAAACTGTCACTTCCCTCTCCCTGTTAAAAAAAGAGATTGTGATGTTGATTATGATCATGCTATTAATGTTTCTCCTAATTTAGTTGGAACTCCTCGTAATTACAATAAACTTGAAGAAATTTACAATACTGTACATGCTAATATTAGATATACAGTTCTGCATTTTAAAGATGGTTCTAAAGTTAGGACTAAGGTTTTAGGTATTTGTAGAGATTTTGTTTTAATTAATAAACATTGTATAAGAGGAGAATTATATACTATGCATATTTCAATGAATCCAGATATTGCTTCTGGTTTAGTGAAATCTCATTTTACTTCTGAAGATTATTTAGAAATTTCAGATGACATATTGTTAGTTAGACTTATTGGTTCTATTTTTAAAGATATTACCTTTGCCTTATGTGATAATCCTCGTAGTACAATTCCTCAAAATTCTATGTTTCTTCATAAAGAACTTATATCTCAAAGAGTTAAAACTGAATTAGTAGATGATGAATCTAAAATGAGCGTTTTTGATCCTTATAGATATACATTCCCAGAACATAAATCTGGTGATTGTGGTAGTCCTTTAGTTTCTACTATTGGTTATAAATCCTTTCTAGTAGGAATTCATTGTGCAGGTCATGGGACTCTAGGTTATGCTTGTCCTATTAATAAAACTAATTTGTTAAAACAATTACAAATATTACAAGATAGATGTATTTTAACAAATATAGTATCTGAAGGTGCTTTCCGTTTGAACACTTCAAGTGAAATAGTTCCTTTAGGACCCAAATGTCCACTCTTATATGAAGACATACCTTCCGTTAATGTATATGGAAAAATAAGTGATTATTCACATATTGCTTCCAAAAGTACTTTAACAAAAAGTGTTCTTTTTGATAAGACAGAATATTTATTAGGTGTTCCATCAACCTATGATGGTCAACCTAAATACATGGCCCCTAGAATGAGATCCTTCAATAATAATGGAGTATTTTGTTCTCCTGAAAATAATTTCATTAAGAAAGTTGGTGTTTTAAAAGCACCACTTAATAATAGAATCATGGAGAATGTGGTATTATCATTTACCACTGATTTAATACTACGTCTGAAAGCAGAAAATATAACATCAGCAAACCCAGTTCCATTGGATGTAGCTCAAAATGGTTTCCCTGAAAATTTCTATTATAGGGCTATGCGTAATAATACTTCTGGTGGTTTTTTATTCACTGGAACTAAAAGCAAATATCAAAACAAAACACCCTTACCTTTTAAAGAAGATGCTGTTTCACCCAAACCCGAAGTTAAAATTCAAGTTCAAGAAATTTTAGATTCTTATCTTCGCAATGAGACTAGTCATTCTATAGTTGGTGCTCAACTTAAAGATGAACCTCGTTCTAGAGCAAAAGTTATCTCTGGTAATACCAGAATTTTCGCTATGTCTTCTTATGACATGACTTTAGCTAATAGAATGTATCTTATGCCATTTTATAGTTTGATGTGCCAACATCGAGATGTTTTTTTTACTAAAGTTGGAGTTAATATGCAATCTTCCGAAGTTGATGTCATGTATAATACTCTTAAGAATTTCTCTCCTTATATTATGGAGGGTGATTATGGCGGGTACGATACCAGTATGCCTGTTGGCATAGGTATTATGGCTAATTCCGTAGTGTATAATTCTTTAAAGAAATTGGGATACAATGAACATTCTTTAAAAATTGTTCAAGGTCTGTTAACAGATAACCTTTATCCCACAGTTGTTATGAATGGTACTGTTTTCACACCACCTGGTTTTCAACCTTCTGGTAAATATGCTACTGCAGAAGATAACTCCCTTAGGGGAATTATTCTTTTGTATTATGCTTTTGCCATTATGTGTACACCTCTAGGTGCTGACAATGCTATGAATCAAACAACAAAATTTAAGATAAGAGATTTTACGAAACTTTTATTACCTATAACCTACGGAGACGACATGTTATGTGGTGTTAAGGAAGAATTGTCTTCTTATTTCAATAATATATCTTACGGTAAATTTGTAGAAGAAATTTATTACATGACGTTTACGACGTCAGATAAAAAACAACATTCATCTAGATTTATTGATATATCTCAAATTTCTTTTTTAAAAAGAAGTTTTAGATATCATCCTGAATTGAAAAGAATTGTTGCTCCTCTCGATAAAGATTCACTAATGAAGAGTCTATGTTACTATTTACCATCCAAAGAAATTACACCTGAGGAACAATTAGTTCAAACTTGTAATTCTGTTATGAGAGAATTATTGTTTCATTGTGATAATAAAGTCGAGTATGAAGACTATAGAGAAAAATTTATACGAACACTCACTGAATTTACTAGGTTCGGTGATGAAGATATTCGTCCCATGTTCCCAACATGGATCGAATTAATTCATAAACATACTAGTAATTAGTTTTATTATCTTTTACTTATAAAAGATAAAACTTGTCGCCAAATTTACTGAACATTTAATCACTTTATCAAACCATAAGATGAATGTTTTCAGGAAACGACATTATAAAAGGAGGTCTATTTAGATCTATTATGACACAATTAGTGCCTTATCGTGGCGTACCCACTTTTAAAAACAAATGTGTTGGTTTGCGTTCGTAATCACCTAATTCAGTGATTACAAGAATGTAATATGAATTGCTAAACAACCAATTAACAATAACCCAAAGAAGTGTGAGTACCATATGGCCTCATACTGCTGTAAACATCCAGTAATACCCTTTCAACAGAAGTTACATACAGCTGCTTCTCTTGATTTTGATAATGCACTTGAAAAGTTATCTAAAACCACAGATAATTTACATACCATTACTAAAATCATTGAACGAACTTATGCAACTTCAGAGTCTGAAACTATACCACCACCTATTGATCCTTCTCTTAGTCCAAATTTTCAATTGACTTATAATGAATTGAAAACTAGGAATGATTTAAGGACTGGTCCATTAACATGTGATTTATATCAAGAAGATAGATTATTTTTCTCTCGTCAATTAAATCAACCCACCAAAGAATCAATATCTTTTAATCGACACTACAAGAAAACTTATGTATTAGCTGAATCTTTAAATCTTGAAAATTTTGAAGATACCAATAGTGCACAAGTTATGGGTTCCGATACTTCTAAAACTTTAGCTTCAGCTCTTGACGACAAGATCTATTTAGATGATTTTTTCAAAAGACCTGTCATTATTGACGTTAGAGGTTTAAACTTAAATACAAATATCGATTTTGTTTTAGATCCATGGGCTTTATGGTCTGATTTACCTTCTGTTAGAAATAAATTAGCTCATTTTGCTTATTTTCGAGGTAATCTCAAATTAAGATTCAATCTTTCTACTTCTAAATTTCATTATGGCTCTTTGATGGCTAGTTATCAACCATTATCAGCTAATAATCGTAATTATTTAGTTATGAGAGGATTGTCTCCCATAACTGATCAAAAACGATTATTTCGTTCTAATTATCTTAGTCAAAGCCCTGATTTGTGTTACATAAACGCAGGTCAAGATGATGATGTTCAATTGGATCTTCCATATGTTCATCCTCAACAAAGTCTACGTTTATTCAACGCATTTGGTGCTAGTATTTTAGATAATATATCGTCTTATGAAGATTTCTTAGATTTAGGACAATTATTTGTCACATCTTTAGGACAACTTCATTCTCAAAATGTAGCTGAAACCGATCAAGTCGTTTTAACGGTTTATGCTTGGATGGAAGATGTGGAAATTTCTACACCAACTAATACACGCATTACTGTTACCGCTGAATCTGAATATACCACTAACCCTATTAGTTCTGTTGCAACGTCTGTTGCTAATATAGCTGAAAAGTTATCTGATGTACCCATTATTTCAACTTTTGCAAAAGCAACACATATTGCAGCTACTGCAATTTCTAAAGTTGCTCTCATGTTTGGTTTTTCAAAACCTATTATCGTTGAACCTGTTAGTTTTGCTAAGCAAGTTACCTTTGCTAATGGTGCTACAATCATTGGTAGAGACACCGCCTATAAGTTAACATGTGATCCTAAACAAGAGTTGTCTTTAATGAATGATATTATGGGTTCAGGATCTCATGATCCTTTAGCTCATAAAACCATTACTTCAATACCTAGTTTATTAGACGTTTTAACTATGACAGATGAAGCTCAACCTTATTTATATACTTATTTAACCCTTCCTATTACTCCAATGCTTGGAACTCATTTTGTAAATACATCTTCTACTACCACACGACAAATGATGATGAATAGTTCTTTAGCTCAAGTGGCTATGAATTATACCTATTGGCGTGGTACCGTATCTTTTCGGTTTGATGTAACTGCTCCCAATTTCACGAGAGGTAAATTAATATTTATTTATGAACCGAATGGGAATGATAGTCTTATTGATCGACAAGATAGAACTACTATCATTAATCAACAATATATAGTAACTATGGATCTTGAAAAAGAACGTAGTATAACTGTTCATGTTGGTTTTAATCATCATAAAGCTTTTGCTAACGTTCATCAAACACCCAATAATAAAGGTATGCTCAGACCATATCTAAATCAATCTGGTGATCCAACTAGTGAAATTATTGCAAGTAATCAAAGAGGACAAAGTACAGGAGTTATTACAATTCGTGCTGCTACGTCCATCACTGGATTAACTGTTGCTGCACCCATGTATATCAATACCTATGTATATAGTGATGACATGGAGTTCGCAGAACCTTGGGATCATTCAGTAAATACATTAAATTCTAATGTGAATGCTGAAAGTGCTTATGAACAGGGTGAGCCACTTAATAAAGTGCAAAGAAAAATTGACAACAAGATCGACGTATCCGGTAAAGAGATTATTATTAATAGGACCATTCCTAGTAATAATAATATTTTTACTGCACATTTTGGTGAAAAAATTGAATCGTTACGTGTATTACTAAAACGTGATCAAGTTGCTTTTCGACTTGCTCACATTACAGCTAATAGTGTAGTACATCCAGTTTACCCACCTCCTAATACTCTACTAATACCTAAAAGCGTAGCATTAACTGGTGATGTTGGTAGAGTAAATACTTTCAATATCATGCGTTATTGCTATTTAGGAGTTCGTGGTGGCATGAGGTATAGAATTATATCTCGTAGTGATCCTTTTTTAGGTAACTTAGTCATTAAATATACCAAGACCAGAAATTTTAATCCACAAGGTCTTGTATCGAGCATGCTTCAAGATAATGTGGCACCTTCCGTTTCAGGAACGATTGTTCAAAGTACCGTACATGGTGGTGTTGAATATGAGGTACCTTATTATAGTCCTCATTTATTTGATACACCTTGTGCGTACAATGAATATGATCGTTACGACAGACCTAAGGATATTTCTGGTGTTCTTATACATGCTGATCTTCCAGGAGCATTACCAACACAAGTGTATCTAATGTCTATAGCAGAAGATTTTAATTTTCTGCGTTATCAAGGATCTTGTTTTTATAACATAGATCCCATAACAAATACATCATTTGATCCATAACTAACTATAGTTAAATAGTCGCGAGCGAACGCGTATAAAAAAATAAAATAAAGTGCGAACGCATTATATTTTATGTTCGCACCTTTTAATTTCTGAGAAATATTTTATTTTCGAAACTCCCAA